TTCCCTATCTACCTATACAAGCCCAGCCATCATAGAAAAAAACAACAAAGATTGGATTGAGTATGGAGTAGACAATAATTACTACGGTCATCTTATAGATATGTATCATGGCAGTCCAACAAATAATCGTTGCATTAAAGGAATTGCAGACTTAATATATGGTAAGGGATTGGATGCCAAGCGGTCAAGCAAAAACTTAGCTGGGTATATTGAATTAAAAAAATTAATAAGCGATGACTGCATGAGGAATGTAGCCATGGACTTAAAGTTATTGGGACAATGTGCATTTCAGATTGTGAAATCAAAAGATAAGAGTAGAATAGCGAAAGTCTACCATTTCCCGATGCAAACCATCAGACCTGAGAAGTGCAACGAAGATGGAGATATTGAGGCATACTATTATTTTTATGATTGGACAAAATTAAAAAGAACATCGACTCCAAAAAGGATTGTAAACTTTGAATTAAATCCTGAGGCAGCAGAAAGTATATTGGTAGTTAAACCATATTCAACGGGTTCATTTTATTTTTCTCCCGTAGACTATCAAGGGGGAGTTCAATATGCAGAACTTGAAACTGAAATTGCCAATTATCACATTAATAACATCATGAATGGTCTTGCACCATCAATGCTTATTAACTTTAATAATGGAGAGCCACCTGAGGAAACCAAGTCATTGATTGAAGCAAGTATACTTAGCAAATGGAGTGGCAGCAGTAATTCAGGTAAAGCGATAATTAGTTGGAATGATGGAGCAGATAACAAGGCAGACATAACACCAGTTCCATTGAGTGATGCCCATAACCAATATCAGTTCCTATCAACTGAATCTCAAGATAAGGTATTGGTATCCCATGGAATAACAAGTCCATTAATCTTTGGTATTAAGAATGCTGGAAATGGATTCTCAAGTAATAGCGAAGAATTAAACACATCGATGGTTCTTTTTATGAATATGGTAGTAAAGCCATTCCAAGAGATACTATGTGCAGCAGTTGACAAGATACTTATATATCAAGGAGTTTCTTTGGAACTATATTTCAAATCCTTGAATCCATTAGTTAATGAAAATGCACCTATGAGCCAAACGATGAGTACTTCATTTCAGCGTTTCTCAGCCGACTTTTGTGAGCATGATGAGAATGCGTGGCTATCCCACTTAGAGACCAAAGGAGAGAAGATAGATGAGGAGGAATGGGAACTTATAAGTGTAATGGCAGTTGAAGATGCCGAGGAGGAACTTAACCTTAATGAACACAAGTTTTTCAAACGATTTGCAGAGCCTGATGCCAAGAGTGGAGATGATACGGGAATTTACAAAATAAGATACCGATATGCACCTGATAGTGCCAAATCCAATAGCAGAGTATTTTGTAAGAATATGGTAACCAATAGAACACAAGGAGTAATTTATCGCAGAGAGGATATAGTTGAAATGGGAGATGCTGGAATAAATAAACAATTTGCTCCAAGTGGAAAAAGTGCCTACTCAATATGGAAATTTAAAGGTGGAGTTAATTGCCATCACTATTGGGAGAGATTAACTTTTAAGAGGAAGCAAGTAAAAGGGGCATTTGTTCCTTTGCAGCCAAACGAGATTGGAACAACGAATAGAGATTTAGAAAACTATAAGGAAGTGCCAAATGCTACTGCTAATATTTCAGGAGTTCCCTTTTCGCCACCATCTTGGAATAAGGCTAAAACCAAACCTATCGATATGCCAAATAAAGGAGGACTAAAATAATGACCGTAAACGATATTGTATTACTCGTAACCAAGGATGATATCTACAAGTACACTCAGCTAAATGGGAATGTAGACGTAGATAAAATTACTCCATTTATTAAGGTAGCCCAAGATATTGAAGTGCAAGAATTACTTGGCACTAATTTGTATCAGAAAATCCTGACGGATGTCCGATTAAATACGCTAACGGGCAACTATCAGATATTGCTGAGTCAATATGTGCAGCCAATGCTTATACATTATTCAATGGCAGACTTTCTTCAGTTCCATGGATATGATATATCCAATGCTGGGATTGTCAGAAATAGCCCTGAGAATACTCAATTGCCTGACAAGAGTGAAATTGATACTATTGTAAACCGACAAAGGAAAATTGCGGAAACATATCGTCATAGATTGATTTCATATTTGACGTACTATCCGCAGTATTTCCCCGAGTATACATCAAACCAAGCATCAGGAGAATATCCAAGTACAAACCCAAATAATTATTGTGGATGGAACATTTAAAGAAAACCTATAAGCCCAAAGCAGACAAATTAATTAAATTGCAAACTTTTTATACATTATTAAAAAATGAGAAACCGAGAAATAACGAAAATCATTGTCCATTATTCCGACAAGCAGCCAATAAGTAAATACCATTACCTAATCGATTCCGATGGCTTAATTGAGAATGTAACTATGGTAGTAACACCAACGGGGGAATTTGATGCAGTTTATGTTTGCATTCCACAAGAAACACCAAAAGCAAATAAAAGCCTTGAAGCCATTTTAAAACGATTTGAGGGCATTGAAGTGATATTGCCAATTAAGACTATCAAAAAACAAAAAGAATCAAAGGCAAGTGATGAGGATTAGTTTTATAGCCATAATATTACTATTAACGGGATGCTCGGCAAATTGGCACATGAAAAGAGCCATTGCTAAAAATCCATTTATCGTAGATAGTTCATTGGTTGTAAAATTTGACACCACTATTATTACTGAATCGGTTGAATATCGGGATACATTTGTTACCAAGTCTATTGATACAATTGTCATCACTAATGGCAAATCAACTACTAAGATAATAAGGCATCATGATACCATCCGAGTTGACCAAATAATAAGAGGAGATACGATAGTCATCAATAAGGAAATAAGAGTGCCACAAATAATTTATACCGAGGCTAAGAAACCTAACTATCTGCTATATTTGGTTATATTATTAATAGGACTATTTGGAGTTTATCGACTAATTAAATGAAAAATTTCATTGACGTATCAAGGAGTAGTCCTAAGAGTAGAGATAGGGCTTGTCTATGCAAGGACTTGCTAACATATAGTAAGAAATGTTGTGATGGGACTTTATTTGCTCAAGGAATTGGAAGTATTACAATGCCACCAGCTGAGTTAGGATATTTGCTTAACCAAGATGGAACATTTCTTCTACAACAAGATAGTAGTAAAATTATAATAGAAACTTAAAATGCCCGATAAAAAAATAACCGAATTAACCCAAATAGTAACCATCGCCAATAACGATGTCTTACCTATTGTAGATATCAGCGAAAACATTACCAAGAAGATTGACATTGAGCAATTAAAAGCACAAAGCCCAGTACAATCGGTTAATGCCAAAGTAGGGATTGTGGTTTTGACTAAAGGGGATGTTGGACTTAGCGAAGTAGATAATACTTCAGATGCCAATAAGCCTATATCAACCGCTACTCAAACGGCATTAGATGCCAAGCAAGACACCTTAGTATCAGGGACAACAATTAAGACTATCAATAGTTCATCGATATTAGGTAGTGGAAATATAAGTGTTGCTCCATCTACGGGCATTAATGCAACTGCAATATCAACGGGAGTAGTAAGCAATATTGAATTCAATTATTTAGATGGAGTTACATCAGGAATCCAAGCACAATTAGACAATAAGGTTGATGAGAATGCTGCCATAGTAGCTGCTACCAAAACCAAGATAACCTATGATGCTAAGGGACTTGTTACCGTAGGTGCAGATGCTACTACGGCAGATATAGCTGATAGCACCAATAAGAGATATGTTACCGATGCAAACCTTACGGTAATCGGAAATACAAGTGGTACGAATACTGGAGATAACGCAGTCAATTCATTATATAGCGGATTAGCTGCAAGTAAACAAGATGCTTTAACTTTAACCACAACGGGTACAAGTGGAGCAGCAACATTGATTGGTGCTACTTTAAATATTCCTCAATATTCGGGTGGAGGAGGAGGTACTACTTGGGGTTCAATTACGGGTACACTTTCCTCACAAACTGATTTGCAGACTGCATTAGATGGTAAGGTAGATGAGAATGCTGCTATTACGGGAGCAACTAAGACTAAGATAACATATGATGCCAAGGGATTGGTTACTGCTGGAGCAGATGCAACTACTGCTGATATTGCAGCAAGTACAAATAAGAATTATGTAACCGATGCACAAGCTATCGTAATAGGCAATACAAGCGGAACGAATAGCGGAGATAATGCGGTTAATAGTTTGTACTCAGGATTGGCAGCATCAAAGCAAGATACTCTTGTATCAGGGACTAACATCAAAACCGTTAATTCTACATCATTAGTTGGTTCGGGAGATGTCGCAGTCCAAGCTACATTAGTAAGCGGAACTAACATTAAGACCATAAATTCTACCTCAATTTTAGGTAGTGGAAATTTAGTTGTGGCTGCTGGTGCAAGTGGTGTTAGTGGTGCAGTTCAGTTTTCAGATGGTAGTGCGTTAGCAAGTGATGCAGCTAACTTTTTTTGGGACGATACAAATAATAGGTTGGGAGTAGGAATTAATGTTCCAACTTCAAGGTTGCACATTAAAGGTTCAACTACAACATCTACATCAAGTACTTTAAATTGCATTGACAGTAGTTCTAACTCAATCCTCTTTGTAAGAGATGATGGTTTTGTAGGGATAGGCAGTTCTTCTCCCTCTGCTGCATTATCAATTATTAATAACCAAAATAATTCTTTAGGACTTACTTATAATTTAGATATAAGAAACTTACATCCTGATGGTCAAGCAAGGATAAATATTAAAGAACATACTGCTGGAGGGAATAGGGCTTATATAACTTGGGGGAATAATGAGAATATTTTAAGAATTGCAACAACTGGAGGTGCGAATCCTATTTATTTTGGAATAAACGATACACCTAAGCTAATAATTCAAAGTAGTGGAAGTGTGGGAATTGATATTACTTCACCAACATCAAAACTTCACGTTAAAGGCAGTGGTGCAACATCTGCTACATCATCTTTAAAAATACAAAATAGTTCAAGTGTTGATTTATTAAATATTACTGATGATGGTGCTGCAACTTTTATTTCTGATTTTACATTTTCTTCAACTGGGGTAAGTTCAAGTAAAATTCAAGGATTAAAAGCATCCTTGGATATTGTAGGTAAAAGCGGCAATACTGGTAGTGTTAATTTTTATGGTGGCAGTGCTTATAATGTTGGGGCTGGTATCCAAGTAAACGGTGCATCTGCTACTGGAGGAATTGCAAATACAATAACTTTTACAAATGGTGCATTTGTTGAAAGACTAAGACTTCAGGCAAGTGGAAATATAACCATAGGAACTGCTACAGACATTGCATCGTCAAAATTAACAGTAGATAGCGTCACGCAAGGCTTTTTGCCTCCACGTATGACAACTACGCAAAAAAATGCAATAGTAACACCAGCGGCTGGTCTTATGGTCTACGATACAACATTAGCCAAACTTTGTGTATTCACAACGGTTTGGCAAACAATAACAAGTATATAAAATAAAAATATGAAAGTAGTAAAAATAAACGCAGAAGTTAATTTGTCCAGCGGAATGATAGTTGGAATTGGTAGTGTATTAGTAATTTCAGAGGCATACACCGATAATAAGAGTCAAGCAAATGGGACTATACCATCTCAAGTAGCCACTCTCTTATTTCAAAACGAACAAGCTATTATTGATGGCAAAGTTTCAATTCCTAATGTTGCAGATTTCAACACAACTATGTCAGGAAATTTGGATGTTGCAAGGTATGAAACTGAGGCAGCAGAAGTAATGCTTATTGAATTTGTTGTAGGGACTTTGACTCCAATCTACGGGGAAGAAAATATTGAGGTCATTACGTTATGATTGAGATAGAAGACCTGAAGGTTCTTGGAGCAAATGTCCTTTGTTTTATAACTATTAATAACGCTGAGTTGAATATTGTTTTGCAGACCATTTTGTTTTTGGCAACGATAATCTACACCGTAGCAAGAACTCTTAACGAATATAAGAAGTATATTAATGGCAAAAGAAATTTAGTCAATTTAAAGGACAAGGATAATGTATCATAGAGTTTTTGAAAATTGGAAGACATCATGTCTTGGATTAGGATTAATGTTAATCTCATTAGTATTGGTATGGTTAGGCAAGGCATCATTAAGTGACTGCGGAACATTCATAGGTGGGGCAATGGTTTTATTTTTTAGCAAAGATGAAATTACGGCAAATAAAGTTCAATAACTACTATCCCGTAGAGGAGAAGAAAACTCAAATTTATCTCCATCATACCGCTGGAGGACCATCAGCAGAAAATGTATTCATGGATTGGCAGAGAACTCCAGTTCATGTTGCTACTTGCATTGTCATCGGTAGAGATGGAACAATGGTGCAAGGATTTAATTCAAAGCATTGGGCATACCATCTTGGGTTAGCACCAAAAAACTTTAGTCCATTACCATATAAGAATCTTGACAAACTAAGCATAGGAGTAGAAATATGTAATTGGGGATACCTAACCGAGAAAGATGGCAAGTATTACAATTATGTCGGCAAGGAAGTAACTGATGTATGTATCCTTGAGAAACCTTTTAAAGGGCATATAGCGTATGAAAACTATACGGATGGGCAAATAGATAACTTGAGAGAGTTATTGCTCCTATGGGAGGATAAATACAAAATAGATATATCGTATAAGGAAGATATATGGGACATAACCGAAAGAGCCTTGAAAGGGGAGAACGGATTGTATACCCATAATTCAGTCAGGAAAGACAAGTCGGATGTCTATCCTCATCCAAAATTAATTAAAATGTTAAAGACATTGTAAAATAATGGGCTTGAATATCAAGCACTTATAAATTATGTTTGATTATTTCTATTTCATATTTGCAATATGCAATAAATGTTGTATCTTTGCTCTATCTTAAAAATTAAAAAATGGAAAAATCAATCACACAAACAATGGCAACTTGCAGCCACATCGATGCAAATGATTTCTATGTAGTAAGATTTGAAAATGACAAAGCCTACTATCAGGGCTATGCATCTGAATCAAAACTAAACAAATTAAAAGAATCGGGATTTACATTTACATTTGACCAAGACCATAATTGGCTTGAATCAATCAGCGAAACCGAAGATGGAATTAAAATTACTATTACTTTTACAATTAGCAACTATTAACATGAAGCAGCACTTACAAATAGACACACCTTTTTGGATGGCAGTAGACAAGGCATTCAAAGGAGAACTAAGAACTCCAGAAGTTTCTTACTCAGGCAAAAAAATTGATTATTTTGGCTATCAACTTGCCACAAGCAAATTTCAACTATCGATTTGGAGCAAGGGAATGAAGCCAACAAGACATTTCAAAATATCCGACCTTAAATGGTATTACGGATTAAAAGGCAACAATGAGAAAATGCTGGAACAATTTGAAGAAATCAGAACTACTTACAACTCATATTTTGGCTTTGAATAACATGAACTTAAATAACATAAATACAATGGTAGGCTGGGAGCAACGCAAAGCCTTTTACCTAATACAAATTGCACAAGAACTTGGGATGAACATATCAGGATACGGAGAGATAGGGGTCAACAACAATTCAGGATATACTTATCTATGGCTTGAAGACTATAGGTTTACTCTCTATATGCCAATTAACTGCGAACTTACTAAAACTGATGTTTGGGCAATATGGAATAATCCTGAAGATGGAACTGAAGAGGAAATGGAACTTGAATCCTCAACTACCTTACAAGATTTAGAAGACTGGTCAGATGAACTTTATTCGATTTAATTTTGCAATTTGCCAAAAATCAATTATATTTGCCACATGACAAATAGAGAAGCATTAAACGAAATTTTTAAATTAGACAACGGGACTTTGGCAGAGAAGCTAAAGTCCCCTTATAACACCATAGCATCTTGGAGATTCAAACATCACCGAGGAGACTTATCGCTGGAAAAGGAAATTGAACTTATTAGTAAAATGAATTACCAATTGCAAAATACAATAAAATGGAAAAAAATAGCAAAGTAACACAAATCATCGGAAACGGTACATGGAATAGCCCACAATACGGGCTCTTCTACAAATTTGAAATCCACATGGAAAATGGGGACACTGGAGAGTACATGAGCAAGACTCAAGAGCAATCTAAATTCATTGCCAACAAAGAATGCACTTACAACATTGAAGGCAAGGACTACAACGGCACAACATTCTACCGAATCAAACCCGTAGAAATGGCAAAGCCATCATTCCAATCTAAACCAGCAGACCCCGAGAGAGAACTTAGGATAGCACGAATGAGTGTACTTAAGGCATCAACGGATTTAGTAATCAATGGCATCATCAAACTTGAGGAGATTGTAAAATACTCCAAATTTTTTGAGGACTATGTAATGAACGGCAAGGATGTTATGTACGAATTGCAATCTGCTAACTACGAAAAGAAAGTTAAGCAACCGCTATATGCT